GCCAGAACCCGCGCCGTCTGAGTACACGATCTTGGTTTGACCCGTTTTAATTGTTACGTTGGCCCCAGAGCCTTGCGAAATAATAATGCTTTGAGAGCCGCTTGTGCCGTTTTCAATGTACCATGTCTTGCTGATAGAATTGGGTGCGATTGTAATAGTGCAAGCACTGTCTAGCGTTCCTGTATACTTTAAATACAGAGAGCGTCCGGGATCGGTGGCTCCATCTGCAATCGTAGTGGTGTGCGTATTGGCGTTGGTAGTAATAGCTTCAGTGCCAAAACTAAGGGCTTCAGCAATCAATTCTAGGTTTGTATTAGTTGTAGCGCCCCATGTACCAGATTGCTCGCCATCGCCAATCTCTTCTAGCCGAAGATCGTTTCCATATGTACTAGCCATGTGAGTTTCCTAAGCAGATAAGTTGTTTAGTTTATACCGCGCCTATCGTTAAGACGCAATGTTTTTTAGATTACGCGACTACGGGTATCCAATTTGCGTTATTTGTAGGGCTAATCTTCTCCCACACAAACGTATTACCTATTGCTCCTGTAGCAGATACACCCGTAACGGCAAAGGCTTGGTTTACACTTACAGTGCCTACAGCGCCTGTGCCTGCTACTCCTGTGGCATAGTACCCAAAATCAATAGTCGAAGCGCCCGAAGACCCTGTTCCCGCTACTCCAGTAACAGTATGGTTAGCTTTACCTTCAATAGTAACAGCGCCAACACCGCCAGTGCCAGACACACCTGTGACTGAGTAGGAGAAATCAATAGTTGTAGCGCCTACCGCCCCTGTACCTGCTACGCCTGTTACGGCTTGATTTGCTAGACCCGTTACGGTTATAGCGCCTACCGCCCCTGTGCCAGATAAACCTGTTACAGCAAATGCTTGATTTACGCTAACGGTGCCTACTGCGCCTGTGCCAGATAAACCTGTTACAGCAAATGCTTGATTTACGCTAACGGTGCCTACTGCGCCCGTACCCGCTACCCCTGTTACGGAAAACTCTTGGTTTACGCCTACAGAGCCAACGCTTCCAGTACCTGCTACACCACTTGTGATGTTGGCATTAATACCTATTCTCGTTACGGAAGCGCCTACTGAACCTGTTCCAGAAACACCCGTTACAGGAATTACTGAGTTTGATGATACAGAGGTTGCACCGACTGATCCAATGGAATTAAGACCAAGTACCGCAAGATTGCCATCAGACTCAGTTACAACAGTGTTAAGCGCAGATGTGCCGCTAACCCCTGTAACTGCTATGTTAGCTACGCCCGTAGTGGTCACTGACCCTACTGACCCTGTGCCAGATAAACCTGTAGCCGTTAGTTTAGCAGCGCCAATAACCGTTACAGAGCCTACTGAACCCGTGCCTGCTATACCCGTAACGGGTTGAGTAACCCCGCTGGTAGTGCTTACGCTACCAACAGCCCCAGTACCCGCTACGCCTGTAACAGATACTCCTACTTGTAGACTATTCCAAGAGCCAGAACTCCAACCGCCACGGCCCCAGCCAGAAAAAGGTAGTGGCATGGGTTATACCCTCAATTATGCGATACGGATAATTGCATTACTTGCGTCTGCGGTGGGCATAACTACGGTAAAGTCACCTGCGCTAGCAGCTTTATCTCCACCAAAATCAAGAACACAAACCGTTGGATCACCCGAAGCTGCTTCGTTAAAGATCAATGCGCCTCTAACGGCAGAAATAGTCACGTTGCTAAACACAACATTGTTCATGTCTACAAGGGCTGTTGTTCCAGATGCAACAGGAGTAACTGTAGTTACAGCATTTCCTTTAGCAGTGTAGTTTGTGCCACTAACCTCATTGCCAGAAGTGTACGCAGTAGTAGCCGCATTGAAACTTGCGCTGTTTGTGTACATTGCCAACTTAAAGATGTTAGATGCACCCGTAAAATTGTGGACACCCTTCAAAACTTCAACTTTGAAAGAGGTACACATAAAGTTTCCTGAGAATGCCATTTACATTTTCCTTATATATTCGGCTAGTTTTTTATGACCAGCATCACTGATTGCATTATATACAGTAGTTCTATCACTTTGGATAGCCTGTTTCATGTAGACTGCGATTACAGCCTTCATACGTTCCTTGTGAGCCAAGGCTTGATCTTTAATCGCTGGCGGCGCATCATTCGATACAATCATTAACCTATCAACGCATAGTTCTGCAACTTCTTCTGGAGTAAACCCTCGGTTATTAGTAGTTCGGACTCCGACGCTACCAACAGACATTTCAAACGGCATATTCATCTAAAATTCCCATCCCTATAACTATCGCCTTTGCTGGCGGCATCAATAACGGACAACTGTTGTAGCGCAGATTCATACCGCTCTCTGTATGACTGCATAACGTCAGGATCGCCCTTCATAAACGTGTACGCCTCTACCAAAGAACCATAAAGAAGTACAGTGTCAGCATTCTCACCAAGCCAAGAAGTTCCTGTAGTGACAATAGACTTAGGTTCAAAGTAGTAATGTAGCTCTACGGTGTATGTAGCGTTAGGCGTTGGACCTATAATAAAATGTCCATCTGTAGCCGCTGTTATAGCGTCACCATCAAACTGACCATAATACTTAGGTACACCTTCTGTAGCCGTTACGGGGTACGCTTCTCGCATAAAGTTAACGTCTTTTTCTAACAAGTACGTGTACGCCGTTGTAGTAGGGTCAATAATTGCTAAGGAGAATACCGCTAAGAAATCAGCAGGGCGTTCTAAATATTGATTCCCTTTAAAAAGGGTGCCTGTGCTGTTAGACCTAACTTCGGGTATAGTAACAGTACGGAATATACGTTGCTCTGCTTGCTGGACAAACGTAGGGATCAAAGAAACAAATGTTGTCTCTACGTTCTCTGTATAGTCTTTTATAGCTTGCGTAAGCTCAGTATAGTTCATTACTCGGCCTCGCTGTATATATTATCAAATATCTGAGTTACATCTAACGTGTAGTCTAAGTCAGATTTAGAATAATGTATATGCTGTGACGGCTTAAAGTCTGGTGCGCCTTCACCTGTCTCAAACCACGCAGGATGCGTTACCCGTACTCTGTTGTTGGGTAGCGCCACTATATTGCCTGTCCACTCACCTGCATCTAATAGCTGTAATACATGCGCTTGTTTATGTTGCGCTGGATCATCTGCTACATCTGTGTCGGTGTAGTCTACTGTAAACAGGTATTTTGCAGGAAAAAACCCTCCCGCAATCTTAGCCATCCACGGACAAGGTGATGCTCTTTCTAGTGTGTACACCGCATGTGTATGAGAAGGGCAGTCCCAAGGCTGGGCTTCGTGAACTGCCATACCCTCGGGCCACTCTTCAAATGACTCATCGGCTACCAGAGCAGTTATGGGCATCCTAGCCCACATAGCCCCGCCATGTACGTTCTCATCATCTGTATCGTCTGTCTCACATCCCGTAAAGATAACTTGAAAACTCAAGCATCTGTTAGGCATTGTAGTGACAGCGATAACCATAGCATGAAGAAATTCGCCGTGGTAACGCTCATGGTTGACCGTATACTCACGACGAACCCAACACTTAAAGTGTGGTATATTGCTTTGCAGATAAGGCATTAGCCGTTCTTACGAAAACGTTGAGGACGTGCTGCACCGCTACCACGAGCAAATGTACCGCCTTTAGCGGAGCCTTTTGTCGCCATCCTACCGCCACCCATCTTCTTGGTGACAGCGCCGCCTTTAGCCATACCTTTTTTTGTCATCTTACCGCCACCCATCTTCTTTGTGACAGCACCGCCTTTAGCGTAGCCCTTCTTCATCATCTTACCGCCGCCCATCTTCTTGGCTACAGCACCGCCAGCCTTCTTCTTAGCTACAGCGCCGCCTTTAGCCATACCTTTTTTCTTCATAGCACCGCCAACCGCTTTCTTAGCTACAGCGCCGCCTTTAGCCATACCTTTTTTCTTCATAGTACCACCGCCCATCTTCTTAGCTACAGCACCGCCTTTAGCCATTTTTCCTTTGCCGTCAGCAGCAAAAGCAGGAACCATTTTCCCAGCTTTGTTTTTAACCATTTCTAGTTTACCAGCAGCCTTCATCTTCCGTACACCGCCTTTAGCGGCACCTTTTTTCTTCATAGCCATGTTCAAGTCTCCTATGGTGTGTTAGCCGTGCCGTCCGTTAAATTATACTATTGTTATGTTACCGACCATACCGCTGTGGTTGGTACATTGATAGACTAAAGAAGAGTCAGAAGGTTCATGCGGTACAATGAACTGTGTTAACCCTGTAGTAGAGTTATAGTTCTCAGTAACCCCTGTTGTAAAATTAGACCCACCCGGCGATACTCGTATCTTCAAAGGATGACCCGCTACATTAGCCGAGTTATTTAAGAGGTACGTGTGGCCTTTGTAGAAAGTAAAGTTGGGGTTGTTTCCAGAGGTAGCTCCGGGGCCAGTAAATGTATAAGCAGTCGATCCGTTTACACCCGCAGTATATTTAGTCACAGGTCCAGTTGTTTCATCATTTAATCTAACCCACGCGGCAGCGTGAGCGAAGTACAACCCTCCTGTCGCGTGAACATGCGCTACTGCGCCATGATATGTACCCGCGCTAGGTAAGTCGCTTAAATTAGCGTAGTAGAAAACAATCTTGTTTGCCCCAGAACTTACGTTAATAAGACCGTTACTGTCTATTATGTCTGTGAGTGTAGAGCCGTTCCCAATAGCCGCATATATTTCAGTAAAGTTTGCATTTATCTTGGTAGCGCCAGAACGAAGGGTATCTCCATTACCATCGTTTGCGCTACTTCCTATCCCTACTGCCTGCAAAGTCATGTTCTATCCCTCGTCAAAAGTATCTGTTGTTGAATCTAACGTAACAGACGTACTGTCAAATCTCGGAGCAGTTCCCGCAAGTACACTAACAGTACCTACGGAACCGGACGCTACTACACCCGTAACTGCATCACTCTCTGATATGGGTACTACTATAGCTACCGCCCCAACTTGACCTGTCAGATGTACGAGAGGATGCCCTACGGGGTTCCAACCAAATAGGCCACGTCCGGGGGAAACATCAGGTCTTGGATTAAGTAGCGATTGTGGATCAACAACCCGAATACGCCCTAAAAAGTTCTGTGGTTGGTCTGGATCAACTACATCTCTACCAACGCGAAACCCTGTACGATGCCCGTCTTGAAACTCATATATGAGGTCTTCTAGTGGGTATCTAAACCCCGTCCGGTCACATATACCGTATGCGTGTTTACCAGACGCGTAACTCATCTCATGCCACCGTGAAAGGTTTGAAACGGTACAAACATAGAGGATGCACGTTCTTGGTCTTCATACGCTGCTAACTTAAATTGATACTCGTACTCTTCTCTAAGAGGTACTGCTCTAGCTGCGGCTTCAGGTTTTTTCATAGCTATGTGAAACGCCAACCCTGATACGAGTGCAGGTACAAACCGTGGAGGTATGTTGCTCGTCTCTCCCCCTACACCTGATGCAAGCCCATCAATACCCTTGAGGCGAAAGTACAGTAGTTGATAAGACTGTGTAGTGTCCGGTGTAGGCCACAATGTAAATTTTACTTCGGTAGGTAGCCGCTGCACAAATATCTGCGTGGGCCGTCCTACAGTGTTCTTGTTAGTCTGCTGTGCGTATGTAGACACGCTAACGCGTTGTAGGGCTGTGTCTATTTGATTTGTACCTGTACCAGTACGTAGCTGATGCTCAATAATGTCTATAGTGTCTACGGGCATACTATAATCTACCTGCCCTGCGATCAGATCGACAGTGCCAGAGTCAATAGTAAATAGGTTAAGACCCCTGTTCTGCCACTCTAAGGTTAAGATGTTAAGACTACGACGAATAGTACGTAGGTCATACCCAGACTGCATCTGCAGGCCAGCCCGTTCAAAGGCTTCCTCAAACAACTCTGGTAGATCAGGTACGACTGTAGCCATTATTTAGTCCTCTTCTTACCACTAGCAGTAGTAGACCATTTTACACGCTTAGGCCCAGTTTTCTTTGTGGCCTCAGACTTAGTTATCTTAGATGCCACCTTTTTGGGGCGACAGGCAGGGTAGGGACGCTTAGACTTACCTTTAGCGGTTTTACGTCCGCAGGCTTCGCCCGTCTTAACGTCAACCCACTTCTCGCCAAACCATTTTCCAAGACCACCCTTGGTACTAGGTTTTTTTGGTTTTGCTTTTGCCACTTTTAGCTACCTTATTGTTGCCACCCGACCAACTACCGCCTTTGCCTTTATACCACTTAGAAGCCCAAGCGTTTGCATACGCGGAGGGGTAAACATCAAACTTCTTTTTGGCCGCTGTTTTAGCGCGTGACCATAAAGCTGCATTTGAAGGTTTTGCTTTAGACATACCGCCCTCGTGTCTTACCTCTTATAGCGCGACCATCGGCTCTGCCACCTGCGTTCATTTTAAGAATACCACCAACCCTAGCTTTTTTGACGCTACTTTTACGTTTGTTTGACGCATAGGTATTTTCTTCTAGGTCTTTGGCAGGCACAGTAGGTGTATCCTTCTGTATCTTAGGCGCAGGTTTTGGCGCATTTTTTAAATAAGGGGGGCGTAGTTTAGGTCTAGGAAAATCTTTTTCTCGGCTTTGATCACCGGACCCATCCCGCTTTGCTGCCGCCTCTGCTGCTTTCCGTTGTTTTTCAGCCGCTCTACGTATCATTTCTTTATCTATTTCGTCGCCTTGGTTAGGCGGTCTACGAGATTGCTTGGGTCCAGCCATAATTTATCCTAACACTTCCAGCGTTTTCTAGCCTGTCTTAAACGGCTATTCGGGTCTTTTGCTGCTTTGGGGAATTGTTTCATCTGTCCAGCAGAACGGGCGCAGTAAGACTTACGCCTCTTAGCAGCGGCGCTGCCTTTTTTAACGGTTCCCGTAACGGCGGTTTTTAACTTCGATCCGGGGTTTTTACGTCTATACGCAGCAACACCTTTAGCTGTCATCCCCGCCCCAGACTTAGTGGAGCGGAAATTCTTTTTGTTACGCTTCGGCATCTCACCCTTTGAAGCCATGACGCGCTACTCTATTAGCAGGGTCATTACATTGCCAGTACCTGAAAAGGCAGCGACAAAACAACCGTTATCAGCAAGTATACCGTCATTAGGAATATATACGTCATTCCAACCCGTAGGTAAGGTTAACTGAAGTATAATCTCTCCCGTAGCACTGCCACTGCGTATGGTAAAAGCACAGGCGGCAGCAGCGTTAATTAGAACGCCTTGCAACCTGCCTCTTGATGGGCCTACGAGACCTGCGGCAAATCCCGCCACGGCTACGTTAAAGGCTCTGACCTCTTGACCAGCCATTTACTTACTCCTTATGGAAGGACGGGTGTATTAAACGCTTGTGCATACATTACTGTAATACGAACAGAACCTGCGTTAGTAGCAGCAGAACTCGTTACAGTTAAACGCTTGTCTGAAGTACCAATGTTGCCCCACAATAAGGTTCCACCACCGCCAGCACCTAAAGCCTTTATACCAACAGTAGTACCTGATGCTACAGCATTGATGATTGTATTATTATTGCCACCTACTTCGCCAACGCTGATGTTGGTAGTAGTGTTAGCCGCTGCTACAAGATCAATGATACAGTTAACGATCTTAGAGTTAGCGGGGATGACAATATTTGTTTGTTTCGCTGTAAGTGCGCCCTGCGAAAGATCGTCCAATGTGTCTTGACACATTACAACGTAGCCTACGTTAGCAACGTTGGTGCCTATAGTTGTACCTGTAGTATTCTTAATATTACCTGCCCGAATTGGACCTGAAAAAGTTGTGTTAGCCATGATAATCTCCTGTCGTGGCGAATGTCAGCCGCACATTGCGACTGTCAGGGATGAGTTAGTAATACAGTACCTTTAGACAAAAAGAAAGGGGCAACCGAAGCCACCCCTCTCAAACTATCACCAGTGCCTAAATTAGGCTCCGGGGGAACCGTAGATACCCAGTGGGTCAGAGACACCGAACGAATAACGCTCACGCGCTTTGTAGCGCACGTTACCTGTGTCGAAGTCGCCGTCCATACTGGTATTCATGGCTGTCCGCTCGAAGTGCTTCATGCCATTAGGAATATCAGTGGTCATAAACCACGCATCCGCATCAGTAAGATAATGGTTAACCGTATAACCGCCCGGAATAGAACCGTTTGAGTTAATTGCGTTAAGATCATTATCGGCTGTACCTACACGGTTTACGGTTTCCAGCAAGCGTGTTGCTACAAACATAAGACCTGTAGGAATGATGAGCTTGCGTGGGCGCGCAGCGATAAGGAGACCACGTTCATCAACGTAGGCCGCAACATCAATTACTGCTTGCTCAAGCGAAGTTTCATTCAAATCAGCAGCTACCGCAGGACGGTTGCCGTTTACAGCGCCAGATACTGTAGGGTGTGCGACGTTGAACAGTGTGACGCCATCACCTGAGTTAAAGGTGGCGAAGCCT